TTTTCCTGTTGGAAATGGTTCGCTTATGAATGAAGCAATTGTTTTTTCGCCAGTTGATTGAGATACAGTTGCAGAATAAATAACTTCGTCCTGCAACTGGGGATATGTAGCAAGCTTATTATATGTGGTTCCGAAATCGCTTGAATCATTCCAGAAAAAGAAATTAACATCTCCGGACACGGGGATATTTGGGGGTGCAACTGGTGGAAGAAGTGCGGAAACACCACCCACTAACAAACAAAAAACAACCAATCCTATTATTATCTTCTTCATTTCTTCTGCACCCCATCTGGTCTCATATGGTAATCATCTTTACTCGGTTTTATCATTTCGGGTGCGATGATAGAATACACAAAGTTGGCGAATAAGATTATACTAAATATTACAAACACTATTGCAACCACGGGAGATTGATAAAGCGCGTGGGTCTGCGATCCCGTATTCACATCTATAACTAACGACAGATAAGCAACAATGCCACAAATAACACTGCCGAATAACGAGAATGCTACACGCACCGTTGATATAGAACCATCTTCATCTCGTAGTTTGTGGGAAAACGCGATTATAAAGAAAGATACTGCTATCAATGCCATTAACATCCACACAGCTTCTGGGGTGGAATTCGTTGTTGAATATGTAAAAGTTTCTGCAACCGCCAAAATTGTTCACCCTAAAATTTTAAATTTATATAATATATACATACTTATAGTTTATAAATGTTTGTGTTGTTTAAAAATCTATATTAATGGTAATTATTTAGTTATAAATGTTTTGTAGAAATATTTATATTATTAGAACACATACTAATATTATGACAATCATGATGATCCAATCTTACCGCGCGCGTTGTTGCGGGGCGTGCGCAAATAGTTACTATTCAAATTATAATGAAAATCGAATATGCGCGTTAGATGAATCGGAACATTATATGTTTTGTATTTGCGCAAACAATTACATCCCAAAGAGGTTTTAATGCCCTCCACCTACTTCACCCTACCCGAAGCACAATCCAAACTTCGTCGCCGTGTTGTTACAACTGTAACGTTTGTGGATATACCTGCCAACAGCACCGGAATGGTTACGTCTTATTACAAGATGGGGAATCGTTACGGTCTCACTATTAAATGGGATCATATTAATCTCGAAGATGGTTTTTCGAAAGATGATTACGAGGAGTTTTTGAGGGAGGTTTAAATGTCACGGATGTTTACATGCACAAAAGAAATGAAACCAATGCAATAACTTCGATGAGAGAAATTGTTTGCTATTGGTTTACGCGCGACCCGGTTGAAGGGCAGAGGGAGATTAAGTTATTTTGATTTGTTTTTAACTCACTACCAATACTTTTATATACTATTAAAGCATATACTATTTGGATGTCTTCTTGGAAACAACCACTCGGGATTAATGTACTCGAAGCCGCGCAACAGCGTATCACTTGGGCTTTTGAAACATTTCCAAAAATTTGTGTTGGTTTCTCCGGAGGTAAAGATTCTACTGTAATGCTTCATTTAGTGGCGCAAGAAGCAAGAAAACGCAATCGCCATTTTGCAGTTCTGTTCATAGACTGGGAAGCACAATACAAATATACAATAGACCACGTTGAAGAAATGTTTGATCTCTATAAAGATTATATAGACCCATATTGGATCTCCCTTCCATTAAAAACCGTAAATGCGGTTTCACAATTTGAACCAGAATGGATTTCGTGGGAAAAAGATAAAGAAACCATATGGGTAAGACAACCACCAAAAATTGCTATAACAGATTCATCCCCGTTCCCATTCTACGTATATGCTATGACATTTGAAGAGTTTGTTCCATCGTTTCTTCATCATTATTCCAATGGACTGCCAACAGCATCCTTTGTAGGTATTCGCACACGCGAGTCTTTAAACCGATGGAGAACAATCGGGGCAGGAGTTAAACGTTCTTATGATAATAAATGTTATACAACTGTTGATAACAATGTTTGTAACATTTTTCCTATTTACGATTGGACTGCCGAAGACATTTGGACATTCCATGGAAAAACAAATCTTCCTTATAATAAATTATATGATCAAATGAACCGAGCGGGTCTATCACTTCATAAAATGAGAATTTGCGAACCCTATGGTCCCGAACAACGCCAAGGTCTGTGGTTGTTTCATGCTATTGAACCGGAAACTTGGGGAAAGATTGTTGCGCGTGTTAATGGAGCTAATATGGGGGCTATCTATGCAAAAGAAAAAGGTAATGTATTAGGAATCAATCAAATTATACTACCACCGAATCATACATGGCAATCATTTGCTATGCACCTTCTTAATTCAATGCCAACATCTACTTCGGAACATTATAAAAATAAAATATCAATATATTTAAAATGGTATAAGGATAGAGGAATTATAATTCCAGATACACAACACAACGATTGTGGAAGTATAGATGATCACCCATCATGGAAAAGAATTTGTAAAACAATTCTCCGTAATGATTATTGGTGTCGCACACTTTCTTTCGCCCCAACAAAAACATCTGCGTATGAAAAATATTTAAAACTTATGAAAACGAGGAGAGAAAAATGGAATCTGATTTAATTGATAAAACAAAAGAAATAGTAAAAGAATTATCTCGTTATTCAGAATCAGAACAATTATTTTTGCTCAATCAAATTAGAACCCTACTGCATGAGGCATCACCTATGAAAAATGAACCCGTTGATCTCGTGCTATGGGTTAGATCAGATATAGTTGGAAAAAACGATTACAATCCAAATTCCGTAGCACCACCCGAAATGAAATTATTAGAAACTTCAATTGTTGAAGATGGATACACACAACCTGTTGTTTCATGGGAAACCGATGGTGTTTATGAAGTTGTAGATGGATTTCATAGAAGTAGAGTGGGGAAAGAAAGCAAAGATATTTTAAAACGAACACGAGGATATTTACCCATTGTTAAAATCAATAATGAACGTACAGCGCGCGGTGATCGTATGGCTTCCACAATCAGGCATAATCGCGCGCGGGGAAAACACAGTGTTTCTGGTATGAGTGAAATTGTACAAGAACTAGCACGTAGAAAATGGAGTAACGAAAAGATAGGAAAAGAATTGGGGATGGAACCAGACGAAGTATTGCGATTAAAACAAGTAATGGGTCTTGCTGAATTATATAAAGACAGAGAATTTTCAGAAGCATGGGAACCAAAGGAGGAACAATAAAATGCCACCACAAAAAGGAACAGAACGATATAGATTATGGAAATTACATATAGATGAGGCTGCTGCCAAAAGGAGAAACGTTCCACTATCTACGGAACATTGTAAAAAGATAAGCAAATCAAATAAAGGACGTGTAAAATCAGAAGAGGAAATACAACATATTAGCGAAGGACTTAAAAATAAACCAAAATCACCAGAACATCGAAAACATTTAAGTGAAGCAAATATGGGTAAAACATCTCCACGAAAAGGCGTAAAATTATCTGAAAAAACAAAAAATAAAATTCGTATTGCGCGCATCGGAACAAAATCTTCTGATGAAACATGTAAAAAAATAAGCGAATCTTTAATTGGAAATACCAGAACACTTGGATATATTCATACTGATGAAACCAAAATAAAAATGAGATGGTCGGCACATAAAGGAGAAGATCATCATAATTATAAAGGTGGTATAACAGAACTTGATAAAACAATACGAAGATTACCGGAATACAATACTTGGAGATACGGTGTATTTGACCGAGATAATTATACTTGTCAAGATTGTGGAAAACACGGTGGCGATTTAGAGGGACATCACGATCCCAAAACATTTGCTCAAATTATAAAAGAGAATGATATTAAAACTGTTGAAGATGCTATAAATTGTAAAGAGTTATGGGATATTAATAACGGCGTTACATTGTGTGTAGATTGTCACGATAAAAGGCATTTAAAGAAAGAAGAATAATTATGCCACCACCCAAAGACCCAGAAAAATATAAATTGTGGAAACAACACGTTAGTGAATCTGCTGCAAAAAGACGTGGTGTTTCACTTCCACAGACGCAACGCGATAAAATGAGTGAATCGCATAAAAGAAATCCGGTGTCATTTTGGAAAGGCAAAACACTATCGCAAACAACACGAGATAAAATGAGTGACTCGCATAAAAATCAAATTCCTTGGAATAAAGGAATACCCTCTTCCGAAACGACTAAATATAATCAAAGCATTGCTTTGAAAAACAAACCAAAACCGCCGCGTTCTAAAGAACATTGTGAAAATATTAGTAAATCGAAGACGGGGGGAAACAATCCGATGTTCGGACAACATCATACTTTTGAAGCACATATAAAAATGCATAAAGCACAATTGGGGAATACTAAAAAACTCGGATATAAATTTCCATATGAAACTAAAAAACGAATGAGTGAAGAAAATTGTGGAGAAAATAGTTCTTCTTGGAAAGGTGGAATAACACCCCTAAACAAAATTATCAGAGAATCCTTTGAATATAGAGAATGGGTATATGAAGTATTTGAAAGAGATAATTATACTTGCCAAAAGTGTAAAATTCGAGGTGGGTATTTAGAAGCACACCATATAAAATTATTTTCTGTTATTTTAAAAGAAAATAATATTAAAACATTGCAAGATGCATTTGATTGTGAAGAATTATGGGACGCAAACAATGGCGTTACTTTACACGAAAAATGTCATAAAAAAGAACACAAAGAAATAAGAAAGCAAGAAAAACAATAATAGAAATTTGTTTTTAAATGGTGTAGGAAATATTCCTACACCAAAACCTTTACAGGATTACTGCCTCTCACCACCAACGAAGATCCGAATAACCGGGATGAACTCAAGCAGGAGGACAATGGCACCCAAAAGGAACAGAGCGATACCCAAGAAAGTAAACGCGAGAGAAACATTGCTCTGTGCGTTGCTCATAGTAGTATTCATGATCCCCGTGAGGATCGGGAGGCTGTTGAACAGCGTTCCCACCATGAATATGCCTATTACGATGAAGATAGCTCCACCCACGACCATCCCGATACCGGCGAGGGTTGCCTCACCGATTGCCTCGGAGTCGTGAATCAGCTCCATACCCTTGGTGTATGCGCTCTTGAGGTAAGTCGTAACTTTCTCAAACATGTAAAATGCACCTCTCTCGCTTTTTAAGTCTAACACAAAGGTATATATAGTAGTTGGTTGTTATTATATACATATGTTTCCAAATGGGACATATGTGTAAATCATGACACGCGATGCAGTTATTAAAATCGATAGAAAGATCGCCGAAGCAGGACGTGCGCGCGGTCTTAATCTGCCGACTGTCGCAGAGGAAGCGATTAAGAAGAAGACTAAAAGATTAGAGGAAATGGATAAATATGACTGAAAATTATACTAAAGACGAATTGGAAAAAGTATTGAAGTATGTACAGAAGAAAGAACGTCTCATCAGCGCGCTTAACAGTGCGGTGCGCACAGCGGAAGCACCAATCTATGCAGAAGTATTAAACGAACTTATTATCCTGATTGTTGAAGATAAACTTCTCCCGGAATCATTTGATACGCACGAATTTAGGGGTCTGTACCCGCGCGCGCAGAAACAGAAAGAAGTGAAAGACGAAGATAAAGACGTAAATTGAAAGTAATTTTGGAAATTTATTATCTTTTTTTAATTCCCCCTCATATACGAAAACGTTAACATAAACGATAACATTTGTGTTTGTGGGGGGGGGATAACAAAATTGGTGGAGGGAGATTTGAACTCCCGAAGCACTTAACATCTGATCTTGAGTCAGACCCCTTTGACCACTCGGGTATCCACCATCAATAGTAATAGGTGTTGTAAGTATTTATAATGTTTGTAGAAAGATTTATATACTATTAAAAATATGGGATTTATAATTTTTTAACTTCTAAAATATATAGGTTAACTTTATATACTATTAAAAATTGCGATATAGTATTAATTTATATACTACTTTAAAATTTAGTATTTAAATCTTTCTAAATACCCCATTTATCCAGAGTTGTGATTGA